TACATATCTTTTTCAACTCATCATCCATCTCTCTACCATCTAAAGTTGACAAAATAATGGTGCTAATTCTTTCACTGTCTGAAATACCAATAACCATATCATCATAAAAGCCCACTAAACAATTCACCAATCTTGTTAGTCTACCTATAAAACACTTACATTCACTCTCTTTTAATTCATCATCTAGTCTGGAAATAATATCTGCTTTGTTAGGGTGACTCATAATGCGCCCAAAGACCTTGACAAAGACATCATAAAAAGAGACCAATAAAGTGGAATGAACATCTGTATCATCTAAGTAGGACAATAGATCAGGTAAACAAGAATTGTTCCACGTTAAACATTCTTTGATGACATCATCTTTGGAGCAAACAAATGAATCTTTAAAAAGTGTATTAATAGATTGTTTAGTTGAAGTTTGTATACTGGATGCATGAACATTTTGACCATCACCAAATATTCCATGATTTGCATAATTATTCATTCTCTGCACAAATCTTTGAATTCTGACATCAGGTGTTAACTCAAGTCCTCCAATTAAAAGTGTAGTCAATCTTCTACAGTCCAAAATAGATGATGGTAAAGTGGTTAATTTGTTATTACTCATAGATAATGTTTTCAAGTTAATTAGGGGTGCAAATATATTTTCCGGCAAACTAGTTAACTGATTGTTGTACAAGTATAATTCTTTCAAATTAGTTAGAGATGCAAATATATTTTCCGGTAAAATGGTCAATTCATTGTACATCAATAATAATCTCTCTAGACTGATCAAAGAAACAAATATATTTTCTGGTAAGCTGCTTAATCTATTGCTCAATATGTGCAACACCTTCAAATTGGTTAGAGAGTCAAATATATTTTCTGGTAAAGTTGTCCCATTTTCTGGTGAAAAAGATGTAAAATATCCCATATTCAAATATTCCAAGTTGATTAGAGGGTCAAATATCTTTTCTGGCAAACTGGTTAAATGATTTTCAGATATATTTAATGCAGTCAAATTAATCAGGGGTGCAAATATCTTTTCTGGCAAACTGGTTAAACTATTGCGTGATATGTAAAGTCTTTGTAAATTAGGTAAGGGATCAAATATCTTTTCTGGTAAACTGGTCAAAAAATTAGATCCCAAGTTTAATGTTTCTAAATTATACATAGATAGAGACTCAAATATGTTTTCTGGTAAACTAGTTAGCCACAAACTTGACAGATCCAAGTTTGTTGCACCAGTGAAAATAGTGTTATGTATAAGTTGATTTACTATTTCCATTGATTATAGATACCTAGCCCATCTATAAAATAAAATAAAATAAATATAAATATGTATTCAACTTTTTATTTAATCAAATATCTGTGTGCTCAATAATTTTAACAATTTGATATTATCATCTGGAATCTCTACATCATTTCCATCCTTATCTAATCCAAATAACACACTATACAATTTTCCAACATCTATTCCTCTTGTTGTCTTTCTGCTACCATACATTCTGGATCCTCTATTATTTGAATAAACTGATTCATCAACAATTGCTTCCCATCCCTTGGTTGGATCATGGATTTTTAACAGTTCAATATATTCAAGTCTCATTTTGAGAGCATCTGACATTGTCAAATGAGTATTGGGACAATTAACATGAATTCCAGTTTTAATATGCCCCTTTTCATCAGATACACACCATGTTACATAAATATCATTATTAATTACTTTTAACAGAATAATCATTAGTATTTTAATTTCATCTATTGATAGTGCAGCATCACTAATGTAATCAATATCAAAATACATTCTAAAATATGGACTCCATGGCGCAGGCACTTCCATAATATATTTATTTTCATCACTATTTGCATATTTTTGGTAAAACTGATCATATAGTTCAAGGGGCACATCAATGAATGACAGTGGTTTTGAGCCAACCTGCATATGCATATGTGTCTTTCTTCTTGTTTTGTTAAAATGTGTCAATCTCATTCTATTTAACCACTGGCTAAATGATTCATCTGATGTTGTTTTGATTTTAGAATCATCATAAGGCATCAATAAAAGTGCAGTGTCATCTGTTTCCCATCTGGCTAACATTTTCAATACATCATTAGGTGTCACATCATGAATACCTTTAGTAGTAAATTTGACAGCCTGATTCCTATTGATACAATATATTTCCAATACAACAGCTGTATATCCATGGAGATGTGCCAAGTCAACATATTTTTTATATTCATTATAAGTGCTGTTAGTATTATCAATTACAATTGTGTCCTGTTCATCATCAATATATTTGTAGCATTTTTTCAAACAATATTCATGTGCATCAGATAATTTTCCCTTATCAAATTCATATACACCATCATCATTTACAAAATAATCATCTGCAGAACAAACATTTGGACTTAATAGTTGAGCAAGTGTTGATTTCCCTGAACCTGGCAGACCTCTCATAATAATTAGTTTTTTGTCATTGTTTAGAATAGTTTGTAATCTCAATGAAGCATTTTCAATACCAGTATGACCAATTGTACCATCAGATTTGACACCAGAATCATTTGAAATAATATTCATTACAGAGTATTGATACATATCAGTTATTTTAATTCTGGGTTTATGATCTGACACATCAGTAGTTTTTCTTCCCATTGTCAAAACTAATCTTCTTGCATCATCTTTACCAGTACTCTCACTGGCCATATAATTATGTTTTGCATATTCATGAACCATTGCTCTTTCTGCAGAGGATAATTCATTGGGTTTAAATTTTAATGTCTCACCACATTTTGCTTCTCTTTCAAACTCTTTTATTTTATCACTTATTTTTTCTGGTAATGTACACAGACCATTATCTTCTTGTTGTGTCATTACTCCAATTATTCCATACATATTAACATGCTCTGTATCTATCCATTCAGTAATATTTTTTGATTCTTTGGGAGGTACAGCTGGTGCAGTAGAAATTGTGACATGATATTCTTTTTTGGAATATTCACATCTTACTGCTTGAACCTTATCATTTGTATGATAGCCATTAATTGTAAACATTACTGTCTCACCTATTTGTAATCCTCTCAAATCATTTTCAAGTGGCATGTATGATAAAGTGATATGATCAGCATAGACAGTTTTATGAGTTGCTGGATACATTTTAAGAAGTTGTGCCTTTGAGCTTGGTGACAAAAATATTCCACTGTAAATAATCTTAACTGGCATTAATGGATCAAAATCATTTTTTGATTTTTTTACTGATTGACTTTTTTCAAGATAAATATTTTTTGGAGGAATTTTTGACATAGATTGGTACAAATCTATCAGCACAGAAACATCATTTGTTGCATAAACCATTTGTTCATCTGTTAATGGTCTCAAGTTCCAATCACCTGCTTGAAACTCTTTGCTTTTATTTAACTTTTGTAACAAGACAAGTGATGTGATAGTTGACAATGATGGGAAAGTATTTGCAAAATTAGTATACAAATCTTTTGCAGTTTCCTGCAAGTCTATCACATTGATACAATCTGAACCAATTCTAAAGCATTCACTAATATCCATGCCAAAACAAATTTTTGTGATATTAACATTTTGTAACATAGTATATAATCTTTCTTTGACCACTTCATTGGTATTCAACATGTCAATAATATAGACATCAGTTGGTGTTCCAATTTGAACAATTGAACAATCTGAGGTGGTTCCTTCTGGATTCCATTCTGAATCAATTGCTACTAAAGTATCATCAAATGGTAACCATTCATGTGTCACATAATGAACAGTTTTTGAATGTGTATAAAGTGGCAGCAGGAGAGTCTCAACAGGTGAAAGCTCACACTTGACTAATTTATTAAACAATCTATTCAATTCATAAATAGTTCTGTTAGGTTCAATGTGATGAATAAATATACCACCATATGCCTGCCATTGCTTGCCAATTTCCAGTCTATCATCTATCAGAATATGCCCAACCTTGGAATATTTCCATTTTTCTGCAGAATTACAAGTGATAACTTCTATCTCTGAACCCAAATGACTTGAACACCAATTCTTTTTTCCCAGAACATGAGTTTTTTGTTTTGATGATGGCACACCTGTTAAAATTGTTGGATTTGAATCAGAAATTGTTTTTATTGAATTCCATAATGATTCACCATAAGGTGTCCAATCTAATGTTTCAAAAAAGTTAGGATATGTTAAAATTCTTTGCCACATTTTGGCTGTAGATTGATTATTAATATCTCTACCTGTCACAGTTAATACACCTTTCTCAAAATCTGCCAAAACACCATCCAGATCACAAAAAATTTTATATTGTGTTGCTATTCTTGATCTTCTTTTTAGTTTCACTATTTTTAATGTTTCAAAGCTCATTTCAAAAGCCTTCACAATATCATTAAAAGTAAAGTCACAATTTGTTGGCAACAAGATTCCTGCAAATTCACCACTTGGTTTAACAGGATCATTATTATGTAAACCATATTGAACCAAAAATAATGCATATTCTGAATTTCCATAATGTTCACTATATTCCTTTCTCTTGGGTTGTAAATCAATTCTAAGATCATAAATATTATCCTTAGTAAATTGTTCCCACATACCAACAATTTTACCTTCATTTGGTTCATATGTGTCTGGTATATTGACAATTGTATCAAGAACAACTTTTTCACCAAACATATTGGATAACTTTCTTGGCAAATATTTTGTCAATATATGGGTTCTCAAATCTTCTGAACATGATTGAAATGTGATAATGTCTAAACATGTATCATTTGTATTAATTTGTGCAATTTCTGTATTCCAGTCAACATCAAGTAATTCTTTAATAATATTCACTTTTTGGAGTTTCAGCAAGTCAACCAGAAAAGTTTTTAATTTTGTAGTTACTTGTTTCTTATCCAATAGATCTTCTATTATAGTCATGGGCCATCCACATGAATCAGCCATCATTAAGATGGGATCTTTATTAACAGTTATTTTATAATTAGTCTGAGCCCAGTCCAATAATTGTTTTTCCAGGGTTAAAATATTTTGTTGCACTATTGAAACAAAATTTCTAAATTCTATTGCCTCAACAGTATTAATATGAGACATTGCCAATGCAATCACATCATCAGTACTTGAGATTGCACTAATAAAGATTTTGTCAATGGGTACATGTCTGAGAGATGCAGATTTTTCTAGATAAGATGGCAAAAACATTTTACCTGTCATTTGTGATGATTGTGTCATAACATACCAATCAGATTTTAGTTTATACATATTTCCATCTCTTGTTTTAATAACAACACCTTCTCTATTTACTGATTCTCTGACTGTTTTAATTAATGATTCAATATCACTATATTTTATTGATTTGACATGTGGAATTGTTATGTCTTCAGGTATTTCATAATATTGCCCTGTTTCATTATCTCTGAGTGCCAATAAAATCAGATCTTTCTTTGGGTAACATAATACACCCACTGCATGTGTATCATGACACCACTCAAACAATGGTGTAATATTTTTTTTAAGACATGTTGTCACAAAGGTGTTATAATCATGTGATGATGTGGTGATAAATTGTTCAACTTCCAAAATTTGTGTTCTTCTTGTTGCCCAAATTAATGTATCATTGGGTAATAATATGGGACTCACCAAACTGCCATCAAATTTTTCATAAACTTGTGCATCTGTAAAATCAATTGAATCAAACATTGATTCATTCTTTTCATTGATGTTAAAAAACTTGTGAAATCTTCTGGCACATATATGACCTGTGGTAGTTGAAATAATCAATCCCCTACATTCTCTTAACAATGCATCTTCCCATGATGTTGATTCTGGAAAAATCATGTTGTCATCATAATCAATTGATATGTACCATTTGAAATGGCTAACTCTTATTTTTTCATACTTTGATACTATTTTTAAAATCATGTTACATACATTTCCTTTTAGAACTGGAAAAATGCCACACATTTCCTGATCAAAATTTGTGTCTTTGTTTGAAAACCATCCAGTTATCACCTCAGAATCATCTTTATCAATCTGACTAATTTTTGTACTGTCTATCATTTGTTTTGTGGGATATGGATATCTTGGAGGAAATGAAACATGTGCATATCCAGATGTACTTTCATTGAGTACTTTTCTTTTGTATGGTTCACCATTTGAAACAGCCAAAATAATATCATCACTAATACATTTCAAAAAGTCCTCATTTGATGCAATTTCTGTTCCCAATGGAGCATCAATTGTAGACTTTGCAACAAAAAATCTTATCTTTTTTAGAGAATATTTGATTTTTTTGAAATTTCTGAATTTATTAAAAGCTTGTTTCAATAATTCATCATATTTGTCAACTTGTAAAATATATAAGATAGATGGAGATTTAGAACTTGTGTTCAGGGCCAATTGAATCCTAAACATAGAGAATAATGTAATAGTATTGATAAAAGTAAATATGTGCAAAATAATATCAATTTTTATTCTTTGGGTTTAGAAGAAACACAAAGAATAAAAATGGATTAATGGAATATGAAAATATGAAATGGGTCCAATTTTTATTCTTTGGGTTTAGAAGAAACACAAAGAATAAAAATGGATTAATGGAATATGAAAATATGAAATGGGTCCAATTTTTATTCTTTGGGTTTAGAAGAAACACAAAGAATAAAAATGGATTAATGGAATATGAAAATATGAAATGGGTCCAATTTTTATTCTTTGGGTTTAGAAGAAACACAAAGAATAAAAATGGATTAATGGAATATGAAAATATGAAATAGGGGGACAATTAATAACAAAAGTGTTTGTGTTATTAATTTATATTAAACTAGAATACTATTTTTTTTTCTTTATTATTTTCTTGGGTTTTTCATCTGAGTCACTATCAGATGAATAATCATACTTTTTCACAGGCATCTTTTTAACTTTTTTGGGTTTTTCATCTGAATCACTATCAGATGAATAATTATTAGATTTTTTTGTGGCTTTCTTCTTTGTAAACTTTTTGGGTTTTTCATCTGAGTCACTATCAGATAACTTTTTGATAGGTATCTTTTTAAATTTTCTGGGTTTTTCATCTGAGTCTCTGTCGGATAACTTTTTCATGGGTATCTTTTTAACTTTTTTGGGTTTTTCATCTGAGTCACTATCAGATACATATTTTGATTTTTTTAAAGATGTCTTTTCTATTACTTTTTTAGAGATTTTCTTATCAATTTTGTGTAATGGTATATGTGATGCAATATATTCAGCCAGACTTTTTTTAAATTTTTTACTTCTCAATGTTTCCATAGTTCCTAGTATATTCCCCTTGCGCCTCATATTTTCGCGCTCTGCATACACATCTTCCTCTTTGTCTGATTGTTCTGTTTCAGACTCAGATTCAGATTGATCAGTCTCATCATCTAATGCAACTTTATCTGGATTTTTTGAATACAAACATTTGTCTAAATACTTTTTAATTTCATTGATAACAGGTGTTATTATCTTTGCATTAAACATTGCACCATTTGGATCTCTGAGCCATGTAGGTGATTCATCAACTATTTCCCTTATTAAAAAAGTAAGTCTAGAAACGTCAGAATTCCAAACGGATTGTTCCTCCGGATTCTCTTTTTTAATGTACTTTAAAATAATATCTCCAATGTATTGATCCAATTTATTTTCACTGTTAAAATGAAGTAAATAATCATAAAGTTTGTTTTCATGTGTTAGCAATGCTTGTGCATTTTCTTGAGTTATCTTTTTGAGTTCTGGAGCATTCTTTCTATGTGTCATAAGAAATGTTAATGCATCAACTGATTTACTTATTGTTGATGATGATGCATTGTGACTACCCTGCAAAAATGATCTATCCTCACACAAAACTGACATTAATTTTTCTTTTGTTGTTTTCAATTCACTTTTTAATTCATCAATTATTTTTTCATAATATAGTTTTGTTTCATTTTTTTCATCAAGGATTTTTTTTTTTTCTTGTTCT